TCTCAGAAGATTAAGAACCATAACGCGAAACAAGCAAGAGCCTGTATAAGACTTGGAGAACTAGCATCCTTCAAGCTGATCCTTACAGGTACGCCGGTGAGTCAGAACCCATTAGACTTCTTCGGACAGTACCTATTCCTAGATCCGAATATCTTCGGTACTAGCTTTCCACAATTCCGAGATCGTTATGTTAGGTTCGGGGGTTACATGGGAAAGAAGATTAAGGGCTTCAGTAATTTAGAGGAATTATCAGCCAAGGCTCACAGCATCGCTTACAGGGTCACTAAAGAAGAAGCATTAGATCTACCGGATGAGATCTCACAAGATCTTGTCGTAGAACTAGATCCGAAGGCGGAGAAACTCTACAACCAGATGATGGAAGATTCTATCTTAAAATTAAGTGAAGAAACAACCATTACAGCACCGATCGCAATTACTCAGGTTTTAAGGTTACAACAAATTGCAGGAGGTTTCCTCAAAGATCCGGAGACAGATAAAGTAATTCAGGTGAGTAACTCTAAACTGAATCTGTGGAAAGATACGATGACGGATCTTCTAGCAGCCGGAAAGAAAGTAGTTGTATTCGCTAGGTTTAGGCCTGAAATAGAGGCCATGGAAAAACACTTAAAACAAAAACGAATCGGACACGTTAAACTTGTTGGAGGAGTTAAAGACCGAGGATCTATCATCAAGAAATTCCAGGATGATCCGAACACAAAGGTCATTATCGCTCAGATCTCTACAGGCGGGGTAGGTATTACTTTAACCGCTGCAGACACGGCAATCTTTTATTCCACAGGTTACAGTCTTACGGAATACGAACAAGCCAAGGCTCGAATACACCGGATAGGACAGACCAACAAAGTTACTTATATCCACCTCATATCAAAAGATACTGTGGATGAGGAAGTATTTAAAGCATTGCAAGAGAAACGAGATCTAGCTCGACTCACGGTGGATCAATTCAAAGAACTTATATTTAAGGGGGATAAGAAGATGACAAAATCACTGGATGAGAAACTTAAAGCATTACGAAAAGATGTAGAAGACATTCGAGAAGATGAAGAAACAAAAACTAAAACAGCGAAAGCACAGGAGGAAAAGGACATGACAAACAAAAATAACGCAGTAGAAGAAGTAGAAGAGGTAGAAGTTGAAGAAACAGAAGATGTGATCGTAGAAGAGGCGGTTACAGAAGAAGCTCCGAAGAAACGCACTTCCCGTCGAGGAAAGAAAGCGGCTGCAAAAACGGACGCACCAAAAGAGGACGAGGAAGAAGCTTCAGTGGTTAAGCTTTCTGAGATCGCAGAGAAGATCGGCCAAACGCCTGCAACACTTCGCCGCAAATTACGTTCATTAGGGATTGAAAAACCGGGTTCACGTTGGGAATGGCCAGTTGGTCACGCTGACCTCAAAACAATCGTAGAAGCTTTAGAGAAAGAAGAACCAAAAGAAGAAGCTACTGAAGAAGAAGCAGAATAATTTAAGATCAGGCCTTCGGGCCTTTTCTTTTACTTGTATTTTGTAAATATTACTAAAGGAGATGTTCCCACATGGCTAAAATATTATCAGCACCAAAAGGGTTAACTAAAAAACATATGTATGATTTTCTAGATAACCTCAATAGATCTTATGTAAAGGACCTCAGAGAGGATCATAAGAAGCTCGTACGGGATCTTTACGAAATGGTTATGGAAACATATAGACCGGAACTACAGAAGCTCGCAGACCGTCTCGAGTACGCTCTAGCGCAGTACCAAGTAATACGTGATCAGGTAGATGATCCACTTTCGTTTTTATTAATCCAGAGTAATGAGTTGGATCAGCTCAGTTTTAGAGGGACTAGCAGTCTTCGAGATCCGATTCGAAACTTTAACATGATCTTTGACTACGCATCTCATCCTTGGCCACACCATGCGGAGGTGGCTTGGACCGCTAGTAAACTAGAACCTCTAATTCGCCTCTTTCGTAATCGCTGGGGGGTAGACCTTCAAGAATCTCCCACACTACTTGAGATCGTACAGATCAATAGAAAGAACTGCATTGACTTCTTCAATGAAATGCACGAGTTCGGATCAATGATAGATGAATTAAGAGTGATCGTAAGACAAGAAAACTATCCACCCAAGGCCTGGAGACTCATCCAAGCTACAGGTTTGAACCTGGAATCTCTTGTGGATGAGATTCAACGTGAACAAGCTCAAGTACCTGCATTACGTATTCCATCCGCTTCTAAATTCTCGGAGCAATACAATAGAATCAAAAAGTATATGTAGAAGGCCGTAAGAAGCTCGTAGGAGCTTCTTTCTTTCTATGTACCTATATTAATAGGGAAGACGATCGTAGTTCCTCTATTTTAATCCTGTGGAATAGGGTATATACTAGTTTACAAAAACCTGACATCACCCTTATAATGAAATTAATCAAACATACCAAGGAGGAGTTATAACATGTTAGACAATTACTACCTAGTTGAATTCCAAGACCAAGGCCCTGCAAGAGAATTACGATCTCCACATGATAAGGCAGCAATCAACCGAGCACGATCAATGATGGTACGATGGAATAGGAACGGTTTCAAGATCTTCAGGGTTAATCCATTTAATGGAGATCGAAGAGAAATAGGTTCTTTCGATAACCCGAACTTCGATCCCGAGAAAGAACTTCTCACCGAGGACATCATCGCGGATTATATTCCAGTCGCTGAACGAGAGAAAGGAAGAAAGAAAAGTAAACGAACTTCTAATGGAAGACAAGGGAACAACGCAGATCTTCCACCCGCTCCTGATTTTGAAGTTACTATCAAGGATCTGGCGGAGAAAGCAAACACTACTCCAACCGCGATCCGAAGAAAACTTCGTAATTCGGGAATTGAAAAGAAATACTCTCGATGGGGATGGAACGACTGGAACGATCCCGAGGTTCAAACAATCCTAAAATGGTTCTAATCTAGATATGATCCTACTCGTTACGATCGTAGGATCTTTTTCTTTGTGTGCTTTTTGAAATCTTTGCTAAAAACCATTTACTTCTAGGGAGATTACCCTTATAATATATTTAACGGTTAAAACATAACCAACAACACAAATCAAATCAAACCATATCCATTATATAGGAGGAAATAAAAATGACAATCAAACCAGAAAACTACCCAGGAGCAATCCTCACAGTAAAAGATTTAGCAGGTGAAATCGGATTAGCAGTAAAATCAACACGCAAATGGTTACGAGATAAAGCAGTAGAAAAACCGGGAAAACGTTGGGAATGGGATCTATCAGATCCACAACAACTTCAACAAATCAACGACCTCATTAAATACCGCACAGAGAAGGTCAAGAAAACTCCACAAGAATTACTCGGATCAGAAGAACCAGGTGCTCTCGATACACCGAAAACGATCTTAGATCAAGTAAACCGATTCAAACGGGACGAAGAATTCATCATCACGCCGGACAACGATGGAGATCAAATGATCGAAACTCAAATCTACGAACGAGGCAACTGGACGATCTGGAAAGGATCAGAAGGAATTCAAGCTCGCTACATCTCACCAAAATCTTCAGATCTTACAAAATGGATCAAGGAAGAATCGGAGATCCGTCCATCACTTCCAAAATATATTAAAGAAGTAATCATCCAAAACTTATAATCCACACAAAGATAGGACCTGATTAGGTCCTATTTCTTTGCGTTATAATGTTAGATCTCGAGTGTATACCCATGAGGAGATCGTACCGAGTAAGCTACGATCGCCTTTTTGTTGGATGACCGGGTAGGTATTCCCTTTCACCCAGTTTGGGATCACCTGTCCAGTCACGTAGTGTGTGGCTGACGGTTTGATCTTAACTCGCGATCCTACCTTGATCACTGATTGTGAAGGAGTTCCTCCGGACTCGAAACCTGAAAGATCAGTGATCCGTACCCAAGAGTTAATTCCTTTCAATAATACTCGATCTGGTTTTACTTGACCGATCGTATATGTTCCACCCTTTACGAATGAAGCCATCGTTTGGCCAGTAGCGTAAGTAGTAGCTTTTGGACTGACCGTCACCGAAGATCCTACTGAAAGTTTATTCGCGGGTACGGAAGGACGCGGAGGAGTAGGAGTTACCTGGTTTCCTACCTGAGCTCCCTTATTGTACTCTTGAATAATCTCATTGACTAGTCGATTCCATGTACCATCGTTCATGATCTTACGAGGACAGTATTTCCCTGACCAGTCTCGGTGTCGTTTGATCGTAGTGTGGCTAGGTCTGATTCCGTACATATGACAGAGGAACGCCACTACCTTTACTGTATTAATAAATGTTCGATTGAATTGAGATCGAAGCGGTTCGTTAAGGTTTGTAGTTCCTCGAGCTCGATCATACGATCGGCACATTTCCACACCGATCGTATGTCGGTTTCCATAACCGTTCTTCCCATCTCCAGCATGCCAGGCTGATCGGTTGAAAGGAATCCCTTGTACAGCGCGATCCTCGTCCACTGCAATATGATAACTGACCTGATTATTGTTCGAGATCATGTAACGAACCTCATTTGATGCAGGAGCTGAGTTATCTGTATTGTGGATAGTGATCTTCTTCGGTGTCATTGTGTAAGGTGCTTTAATCGGATATTTAGCGGGAGGAACCAAGTTCTTCTCCCACTTAACACCGTTCATTAATGTATTGATCATGATTTATTCTCCCTTCTTTACTAGTTCTACCATATCTGAAGGAATGCAGAGTGTTAACATTGCGTCATCTAACTCCATTGTAATGTTTACGATCGTCTCGTCTACTTTTGTAATTCGTCCACATCCATCAGTCTCTCGGATGAGATCCTTTGCAGAGTTGTCCATCGTCTCGTCGTCTAAAAATTCATTAGGGTCTTTTAAATAAACCTCTTGCCCAATTTCATATTTCATTATTTTTCCTCCTTCTTGTCCGGGACTAGTGACTTCCCCAGATCGAATAAACCCATTGCAGCAAGTCCGGAGATTCCGCCTGCCCAGATCAATTCTAATTTCGTTCCGTCAAATAATCCCATTGCAGCTACTCCGAGTAAGATCCCAATAATTAGAGAAGCCAATGTAATTTTATCATCATCTAGTCCTGTAGTCCGTTTTACCACTTCAGTCACACCTACTACTACAGGTGTGAGTAAAGATGCAATTGCTAGAATGTTATCCATGTTACCCTCTCCTTTCTAGTTCTCGTATTCTTCGTTCAAGTGAGATAAAGTTCTCCTCTAAACGAGCCACACGTACTTCTAAATTATTCTGAGCATCGTCCATTAGATCGATCTTACTTGAAAGTTTCTCAATGGAGATATTAGTATCTTTCAAATCTCTTGCGATCATCTCGAGTGTATTCCGTAAGGCTCCCCGATGCTCAGCTTCTTTCTCTTTGTTCCTAACCCAACCAACGACACCTAGAATAACTCCTACGATCGCCGCAGTCATAGAGATTAGAACGGGTACCTCCATTTCTATCACCTCATTCTGTGGATGTAACCTTGGCTTCACCGATCTCATTGAGCAGTTGATCTTTCAAGTTCGGTTTCTTTTTACCAAGAATAGGGGTGATCGTATGTTTTCCATACTCAATGACCTCATTGACCGAAGTGATCTTATTATGATAGAGTACATCAAGTGCATGAGATACGATCGTAACTCGATCTCCAAGATTCCAGTCTTTCTTGAACTCATATCTACTAGATTGGGAGGTAGTACCTTCTAAGAACTGTTCTTGTTCATGATCGAGTAATTTTTCTTCCCCACGCTTTTGTAAGTCTCTCATAATGTCCTCTTCTGGACGAGGTCTCTTGTTCTCAGTGAGTCCGGGTTCAGGTTCCTCCGGATCAATTGCACCTGGACCTGTTTGTTCATCCTCGGGAATGTCCTCCTCGTTTTCAACATCTCTGGCGTCAACGAAGAGTTCATAGCGATCAAGCCCTGAATGATCTCCCCCTATTAAATTTATTTTACGTTCTATTCCCTTTCCTTGTCCAGCCACCAGAGCGGTGTTTTTAAAATCTAATTCACTTTCTATATACTCTAGCTCTTGCAGTGTTCCTCGTTCGGTAGAGAATATGATCGGCGGTACTTCTTTCTGTTCAATACTACGATCGGCACCTTCAAGAACTTTAAAGATATATTGCTTGTTCTTCGGATCTAACTCTACAGTCCATCCGAAATTACTTTCTCCACAGATCTTCTCGAGGAAGTCAGGCAGAGACTGGAACCTACCTTCGAAGAGGTATATCCCATCTCCAAGATCTTCGATCGTCTCATCATCCTCTTCAGTCTCTTCCACACCTTCTTCAGGTTCCTCCGGAGGATCTAGAGGAAGAGTATCTTCGGGTTCTTTATCTAATATTAAACCAGGGATGACTCGATTCGGATCTTCTGGCTCAATGGCCTGTGTGGAAACAAAATACCTTAACGCATCTGGGATGGTTCCCTTGTATCTTACATGAGAGTCCTCCTGGGGTGGCATGATGATCCGTTGCCCGAGGATGGACTTTAAGTGCTCACCTCGAATGGTCCAGAGCTCGTTTTCGATCCCAACCTCTTTAGATTTAATGCTTCTAAACCTAATAATGTATGCGATCTCTGGTCTACCTGGCATGATCAACATATTCTTTCTCTGCAGTAAAGATGCCTCAGGTAAAGCGGCAGGTAAATATAACTCGAATTTTGAGACGTGGGTAAAATGATGTTCAAGTTGTAATGAAGTAAAGCTCTTGACCTCTCCTAAAAGTTCCATATCCGGATTAATTACTCGAAGCGGTTTAAAACCAAAATCTTGCATGTTCTCTCCTCCTTACAAAAAGAAGAGGGAGTTACCCTCTTCAATTTAGTATTTAATTCCCGTGATCTGCTCGTATTCTTCTTCTGAGATCCAACCTACAAATACAAATGCTCGTAAGTTTTCTGGCGTATACATCGGGTTCTTTTTATCATAAGCTTCTTTTGCTAAATCAAACCATGGATTGTAGTTCATTATTTCTCACCTCCTGAAAGTTCTTTGATCTGTGCTTCTAATTGTTTTAGTTTCATTGAGTCCATTGCTGATTGCATTGTCTGCTGAGCGATGAGATCCTTGAGCTTGACGTTCTCTTGTTTCAGTGTAGCTGATTCCATTGCTACATACTGTAACATTTGGCCATTCTTTTCTAGAAGTTCATCTGGATCAGGTGTACCGATATGCTGAATTACGTCTGAGTGAATGTTGAAGATCTTCATTATTCCACACCTCCTATAATTTCATTGACCTGAGCTGATGTCGTAAGAGACGATCGTCGGAAACGTAACCGTACCTCATTTGTGGGTTCTAATGTGGAAACAATTCCCTGATATTCTCCCCGACCGTAGGTAGCTTTCTGTGTGATTGATCCGGCTTGGATCTCGGTCATTGTAGCTGATGTAGTCTTCACCCAAGTAGCGAAGTTCTTGGAATCTTTTACTCGAAGGTAAAGATCGTTCTCTAGTAACCCGACACCATCACCGAAAGTAAGATCTAGATCTAGGTATACATTCTTCGAATTGTCTTGATATAGAAATGGACCCCTGTTCCTACCCGAGTATTTACTAGGTAATCCCATTATCTCTGGGTTATAGAAATTATGGGTGCTCTTTTCTATGGTTACATTTTTAAGTACTCTCTTATTAATTAGGTCTAATTCCAAGTAGATTAAGGATTCATTCCTATAACCGGTCAGGAATAATATCATTTTCCCCGGTTCCTCGGTTAGAATCTTAATATCTGGGGTTCCGCCGGTAGATATATCTATTCCCGAGATGACCCACCAATTGCGTTCATTTGTTACTTCTAGAGAGTTCTGAGTAGTATCAAAATCTATTACATCTGACCTATTGATGGTTAGGGACCTCTCCCTGTGTAATACTTCATACAACCTCTTAGAATGAGGGCAGTAATGAATATTACTTCTCATATGTGGTGTCATAGTGACAGTAATTCGTTCCTGTGGACTATTGCTCCACCAATAATTCATGGACATATACTCTTTATCTGACAGCCCTTGTCTTCCTAGGGTATAGATTGATCCGTCTCTTTGAGGGAATACCTTGAAACGGGGTAACTCATTATTTATACTGTGTGAGGGGGTTTGAAAAGGTTTAATTCCTCGGATCTCACTGTCTGAAGCTTTATCTGATAGGGTTACCAACCTAAAATCACTGGTGAAGTAATCGCCGCTAATAAAAACTACTACCTGGTTTAAATTATCGGGATTAAATCTAACTCTAGTATATTCTCCCTCTAGGGATTCTACCCTCTTGAGGCCTTCGATAGTATAGAGTCCTTCTTTAGAAGATCTAGAGGCTTTTCTAAGCACGAAGTATCCATTTACTACCCCCTCGAAGTTTAGTGGGGCCGATGTAGTGTACTCAGGATGTTTACTTAAATCAGAAATATACTCAGTATTTAGAGTAAAAAGATCCAACCTTCTTAAGACAGTCCCTTCCATAAAGTAGATGTATTGCTCTCCATCGAACTGGTACCTTTCTGAGGTGAAAACCTTCTTCTGTATATAGTTACGATACTCGGTTAGTCCGAACCCCCCGAAAGTAGCTCTTCGATTATTCTCTTCGATCGTCATCTGGGTCTTAGAGAGTTCAGATCCACGGGGGTAACTCTTGGATAAAGACTTGGATAAGGTCAGGCTGTCCCCAGATTTACTTTTAACCTCTATTACTTCTGAGGCCGTTGCAGACGTTAAAGTAAATATTCCTGGTACTCGGATCTGACTAGATTTATCCACGTATAGAGTGAAGGACCCTTTATTAGCTTCTCTAGTTAAAGTGACCCTAGGGATAGAAATGACCTCTACATCGGTAGAGTCTTGGAAGTTAGTTACAAAAGTTGCTCCTTCTTTTACTCTCTGGGATGCTGACTGTAACATTTTCAAATGTGCTAGTTCTCGTTGTAACTCATTAGTTGTTTGACGATGCTCTTTCACCGTTAGGAAAGATTCATCTTGTACTTCTAGGAACCAACTTTCATATTTTTTCTTAAACTCTTCCCAATCCTCTAAGAATACGTCGGTAGGAATAGTAATGAGTGAAGTAGTAATCCCACAAAGGGCTTCATTGAGTCTTTCATCTATAACATCCTCAGGCTCAATTACTGCCTTTCCTGGCTTTCGCTGAATCTGATATAGAGAAATTTCATATACCTTACCTGTTCGTTCTAGAAACGGGGGTCTATCCTTAGAGCCCTCTTTAATAAACAATCGGATATATCGATTCTCTAAATTGTTGTCCCATCTAAGAACTACTCGATCTAACCTACCTTCATCTGTAGGACTGACCTCTAACTGCAATTCCTCCGTAAGAGCGTAGTAATGCCCTTTCATTATAGCTTGTCCTGGTGTAATCTTCACTGCATCCGCCATAGAAGAATCTAACTTAATTTTCATTAGTGGAACTCGATCTCGAGAAATCAATCCGGTCGATAAAAATGCCGACCAATATTCTGCCATATCCGAGGCCTGGTGTCGTCTACGATCGTCCGGCGTAGAGTTAAAAAACATATATTTCTCTGCCAACTTTTCTCATCTCCTTTAAACAGTATTGTATTTCCTGTGCCATTCTACTGTCAATGTGGAATCATCCACACCTACATCAGAATCATACTGAATGTGGTTATCTCCTACTTCAAGTGACCATAATTCAGTATCCCAATGCATCTTGTGGAATACATCTTCGTCCCCGTTTTTCATCAGGGTTCCTTTTTCAGTGTCTATCACTAATACATCTTCAGGACCTAACTCAATATCTACCTGAATTACTTTTCCCGTCGTTAGGTTTGTGATCCTTGGGTTGACTACTGGTCCAGTGAGCGTGAGTACGATCGGTGCTTTAACGTCTCCACTGTTATAGAGTGTTTGGTTCTCCGACTGTAACCCAATTTCAAAGTATTGCTCTTCTTCCCAATAATCTGAAGGAAACTCGAAGAGTTCTTGGAATGCACTTAATGGTTTCTCTTCGGTATCAGGAGACTTCCAGTAAGGATCTGGACACCTGAGTGAGACTACCGCGTACTGGAAATGTCCCGTCCTTTTGTTTCCATCAGGATATTTTGGAACATGTTCAGGTACAGCTTCTATAAATCTTGTGGACGAGGAACTCTGATAATAAAGCTTCCCTAATCCTTTCATCGGGTCGAATAACCGAGAAAGTCTTCGACGGTTAGATTCTATCTCACCGTAATCTGATCCCGTGATCTTAACCAAGATCCGAATGTCTCGAGGCTGTAAGAGTACTCCATTAAGCACTTCCCCAGATCGGTATGGAATCTGATGAGTAAAAAGGTTTGCTTCCACATCACCTAGTCCTTCTGCTTCAACTAGACGAAAAGGTCGGCTGTAAAGCTCGACCCTTTCACCTAGAGGAGAGATGTAAACAAGTTTAAATGTTTCCATATATTTTCCTCCTTACTTCAATGATAAGAGATAAAGTAGTTCCTCTTGCTTTCTTGAATGCTCTGCAGGAGTACTTTCCTCAGGGGTGAAGTGGTTAGTTATATTATAATTTACTTCCCCACTGTTGTCCATTTGGGAGTTATTGACGATCGTATGTGAAGATCCTCGTGAATGTAATCCTTTGAAGCCTCCTGGGTTAGCAAGATTCCCGATTCGCTGGTTCAACGGATCTTGAATTGCAGATGAGATCTGCTCTCCGGATCTTCTATAATCACCTAGTGTACGATCGACCCCAATTTCAAACCCTCTTTGTAGGTTCCCTGCAATGAAGTCCCTCATCCAACGAGATGGTGAATGAATATCTAACGCGGAGCTCATGGCCTCTTTTACTGCTTCGGCGATCGAAGTGGCCTTGTCCACAATGGCCTTTTCCATAGATGCTAATCCATTGTAGAGTCCTCGTCCTGCGTCTCGACCGATCTGCTCTAACGTCATGAGCTCTTTGTTAGTGCTTGTGGTTAATTCTTTCATGGAGGTGATCCATTCTACTGCTAGCAGATCAAGTTCCGAGTTGGCCTCGTCTCTCATGGCGTCGATCTGATCGAAGACATCGTCTCTCATGCCGGATGTTTCTTCTCCTGCTCGTACTCTTGCAAGTGCGAATTTCTTCCAGTAGAGATGTTCATATTCTGCGAGTTGTTCTTCTGTCATCTCGAGAAGTGCCTTGATCTCTCCAGCTGCTTCTGGACCCATCTGAGCAAGCTCTGCTTTTAACTCTTTGTTTGAGAGTCGAGATTCTAGTTGCTCAATATCGTTCATCCATTCCTCTAGACCTACAACTTGTGATTTAAGGTTATCTAAGAGTTGTTCTCCGGAGACCTCTTGTTCGATTACAAATTCATCGAATAGTTTAGCGAAGTTGGCGATATCTTTTCCACGTTGTTCACGTTTTGCTACGAACTCATCCCAGATCCTATTCTCTTCATCATGGAGTTTTTTATTGATATCATTCATTTTCTTTCCATAATGTTCGTTGATCTCGGTGACTTTCTTCTGAACATCTTCAACTGCTTTGTAGTATTCTTTCTGAACCGCGATCCGTTCTTCTGTACCTTCTTTGAAGAGGTTGAGTTGCTCTTTCCATAAAGCTGCTTCTTGGATAAGTGAGAGCTGGCCCATTTCCTTCTTGTACTGGATGTGGTTCTTGAGGTTATCTAGAATTTCTTTTTGGTGTTCCTTGTCCATCTTCTGAACTTGTTTCTGGAACGCCGATCGTTCTTTAGCAAGCTTTTCTTGATAATCTCTTTCGATCTTCGCGATTGAAGATCCGTCCTTCTTGAGCTGTGCCTTCTTTTCCTTAACATTTCTAGCACCTTCTTTTGCGAGTCGTTCGTTATAGTCTCTCTCGATACTTGCAATTCTCTTCCGGTGTTCTGTTAAGCTTTCCTGTGTTCGTTTGGATTGGGCGGAGACTGTTTTCTCTATCACACCCATGGTATCTTCTACCGATCGTTTTAGGTCTTCTTTTGTCTGTTCTAGACCGAGGATGAAACCTTCGATCGTATTCACCCCGAACCCTTTAGTGACTCGTGAAGGTGAGTGAATATTTAAGATCGACTTGATCTTTCCGGTTACTGCATCTGCTGCATCTTTCGCTGCGTCTGCTACTGCAGAGACCTTCGATTTAATTCCATCAATGAAACCTTGAATTACGTCTTTACCTACCTGGAGTAAGTCAATCTCTTTAAGTGGGTTGATTACATTATCTTTTACTTGTTTGATCTTCTCTAATGTTTTGGTTTTAAGTTCTTCCCATTTACTGATAAGATCCGAGATCATGTTACTGACAATCTGTGCTGCCGATGTCTTAATCTCTTCCCATTTGTTAGAGATTGCTGTCTTGGTATTCGTCATGATGTTGGTTACGCCTGTCTTGAGGTTCTCGAACCAGTTCTTGACTAGGTTGACCATTCCTGTTACCAAGTTGACTACTGTGGTCTTAATTGCGTTCCACACTGTCGAGGCGGTTGTCTTAATGAGATTCCAGATATTAATTACTGTCCTCTTTCCGGACTCCCATGTATTGACTAAACCATTGATTGTAGTCTCTACGATCGTAGTTACTACGTTCTTCATTGCTTCCCAGATCGCCTGAGCAGCTGCCTTAATTGCTTCCCATGCAGCGGTGAAGATTCCGATTGCATGATTCCAAGCGTTTGTGGCTAGATTAATCCAGGTGTCAATGATATTCATGATCTGGTCTTTCATTGCGTTCCAGATTGTTGATCCGACTTCTTTAATCCTCGTCCAGATCTCCTGTAACATATCTCCTGCAGCTCCCCAACCTTCAGTGAGAAGAGTGAGAAGTACCAGAATAGGTCCGAGGATGACTAGCTTTATTCCTTCCCATGCTGCCTGAGCGATGGTTGTGATGTTTTCCCAAGTAGCGGATAAGAATTCTACGATCGTCTCCCATTGACCTTGGAAGTATTCAATAAATAATCCTACAATATCTTGTAGATGAGTGAAGACCTCCTGGAACTTTTCAATTGCGCTCTCTAGCCCGAGAACTTCTACAATTTTTTCAACCATGGATGTAAAGAGTTCAGTAATAAATTCCTTGAAGTTACTCCAGTATTCTTGGATCGCTTCGATTCCGGCTAGTGCACCTTCTCCGATTGAAGTCCACATCTCCGAGAACCATTCTTTGAGTCCGTCCCAGGCGTCCTGGATGGCCTGCTTTCCGTTGTTCCATGATTCCTTGATATTATCTAATGATTCTTTTGCGGAGTCCTTAACGGCCTGCCAGAGATCCGAGAAGAACTGTTTGGTGTCATTCCATGCTTGTTTTACTTCTGCTGCTACCTGAGATCCCCATTGCGAGATGGAATCCCAAGCTTTTGAAGCGGCGTCCTTGATCCCCGACCATAAATTTGAGAAGAAGCTTTTAATGGGTCCCCAATATTTTATGATCAGTACTACTGCTGCTACCGCTGCGGCTGCAATGGCCACATATGGGTTGAGCATGAGTACCATGTTGAGCATCATGAATGCGTTTCTAACCTTCATGACTAATCCGATCACCGAGTTAATGGCTGCGAATGAAGCAACGAATGCTCCTACTGCCACTGCCACAGTAGTTAACAAT